TATAATCCTGAGTTTGCTATCACCAACCTACCTCGTGACTTAATGTTTTCATGGTTTAGAACTAGGGAATATTCTAACTGGATACCGTTAGCTGTCCCTCAGATGGCAGCTCGTATGTGGGAAATAAGGAAAGATGTATGGCATACAAGTGAAGACCCAAGAGGAGTTGCTAAAGAATACCTAGATGAATACGGCATGATGGATTTCATGACACAGCAGGGTGAGTTCGGTGGTAGGGCATGGCAACACACAGGTGGTAAGTCATCTTGGCAAAAGTTTAAGAACGCTGCTTCTTTCTTTGGTGCCAAGACAGAGTTGTGGGTCAGGCTGGCGTTAAGACAACAGGCTATAAAGAACAGGGCTGCTAAAAACAACGGTGTTGTTACAAAGGAAATGAGAGAGCAAGCTACTTGGATAGCTAGGGGTTATCTTGATTTTTCTAAAGGCGGTTCTTCTGTTAAAACATTAGACCACTTCGTTCCATACCTTAACGCTTCTGTCATAGCAACCACTGGTTTAGCCGAAACATTATTTGGTAAGGGTGGTACTGGGTATCGTAGTCAGAGTAAGCATGTTGTTAACGAGGGTAATGTTGTTGCATGGTTTAAGTTCGCACAATTCTTTACAATTGTTACATCATCTATAATGGCTAACTTACTTCTATGGTCAGAAGAGTATGACAGGATGGATGATAGCGACAAGGAAAAGAATCTTATCATTCCATTACCTTTCCTTAAAGACAAGGATAAGAATGGTGCCACTATTACTGGCATGTTCAAGCTACCGCTTGACCAAGGACAGACTATGATTTCAAGTTTGGCAGGTTCTCTCTTGGCAAACACGCTTAAGAGTATGGGGTATGGCAATGGGAAAACGGTACTTGATAAGTATGCAAACATAAGATCAGAAATATTTAAAGAGGGTGTCATGGTTGGTGTGCCTAACCTATCAATGCCACCTATTATAAAAGCTAGTCTCGGTTATTTTTCTAACATAGATACCTTTGGTTGGAAGCCTGTTGTTCCGGGTGAGCCTAAAGAAAATTTAGGAATGGAGTTCGCAGGTAGAACCCCATTCGATCATCCATTCTTAAGCATGACTGCCGATCAACTGAACAAACTCATGCCACAATTTGGTGGGATGATACCAGAAGAACCTTTCTCTCCTGCTAGAATAGCTTTCGTTTTTAATACAGTCTTCGTCCCTAGTAATACATTTGTTAAGGTTGTAAAAGGATTCTTTGGGGAATGGACAGGGCTTGAGAAAAAATTATTCGGCACTGGTGAGATGGATGAGATTGATAAAACAATTAGCAGGGATGTTAGAGAGGCTACTAAAATAATCCCCGGAGTTGATAGATTTTTTGAATGGACTAAAGGTGAGAACCAAGAAGATATCAAGCAGGCAGACAAGATTAGTATAAAAAATAACGAGAGAGAGTCTAGGTTTGAAGCAAAGCTTTTTGGTTACTTAACTAGGTTAAACCAGACTCCACCGCCAAAAGGACAGAGAAGCGGACTCACATCAACAGCTAATGAGTTAGTTAGGAAAGCTATACTTTATGTGAACGAACAGAAATTAACTCCTGATAACAGGAAGAGAGCTATAAATAGAATCATTGATTACAAATCATACAAGGCATCTGTTGGACAGTTAGACAACCCACACTTTTGGTATAAGGCAGGGAGAGAGGGCGATCCTCTTACTAGAGCTAAGATGATTTTTTACAAATGGGAGAAGGCACCAGAGTTTAGACCACAGTTAATGCGAGAGTTTAGAAAACTAAGGAGAGTCTCCAATAAAAAAACTAAAATGTATTTGAATGCACTCATAGCAAACTACCGTGGTGAAAGAGAAATTAATCCTAGAAACAAAGGATGGTTAGCTAGATGAAGGGCATCAATGATTATGTAACCAAGGATGGTGTGCGTGTACTGCGTGTCCACTATTCTGCTGATGAAGACAAAGACCCTAACACCAAGAATGGTGCTGACTGGATGGCTAAGTCATTGATTGGTTATCCTGGTGGTACGAGTGGAGCTAAGTGGCGTAGGGAAATGGAAATAGATTTCAACGCTCAAGGTGGACAGCTTGTATTCCCGATGATGGACAAGCATGAAGGGCGTATCTATATTCCTTCTTACGATATTATCCCAGAGACTTGGAAGTTATATGGTGGGTTTGACTATGCAGGCAGAGGGGTGACTGCCTTCATGGTAGTTGCTTATGATGTAGGCAACGATGATTACTATGCAGTACATGAATTCTATAAGAAGAAGTCTGGGTATGTAGCTACATCAGATGCTATAAAAAATTACAAGTATTATGATAGACTTGAATGGATAGCTGCTGATCCAAGCATGTGGTCTAAGACACAGGAACGTGGCAATGGTGGTGACTTGGTAAGCATGGCACAGTTGTTCAGTGAACAGGGGATACATTTTCTCAAGGGTACTAGGGGTGGTGACACAGAGTTCGCAGAGTTAATCAGTGAGCAAATGTGGGGTGGCTTTGATAAGAAACTTAAAACCAAGTGGCAACCCAGATACAGGATAACCAAGTCATGTTCTGACCACTGGCGTGAGATGTCTCAATGGCGTTACAATGAATGGACTACAAGTACAGGGATGAATAAGAACGTCAAGGAAACTATGATGGATAAGAACAACCATAGCATTGATGCTGTTAAATATTTATTCAAGATGTTGTCTAGCAACTGGATGGCTGACAAGGTAGAAAGTTTCGATATGGCTAGGCATGTGGTAAACTAATGTGGAAAGAGTGGGATGATTTTGAGAAGGAGCTTGAGGAAAGAAACAAATCCTTAAAAGAGAAAGAGGAACAAAAGATGAGAGATTATAAGAAGAAGAAGAAGAAGAAAGATGCAAAAGTAAGAAAGGCAGGGATAGTTGTTGTTCCAAAACCTAAACCAAAGCCAGGTGATGCAGGTGCAAAGAAAAGTATCTATCGTGGTAAGCCTATTAAAAAGAAGAAACCAGATAAACAATATGTTTAAGGAGAAACACAATGGCAGAAACTTATGTACAACCAAACACCCTGACCAATGATGATGGGGAAGAGTATGATGTTAAAACTGTTTGTTCCCATGAAGGACGCAAGAAGATGGATGACCGTGCTGCCAATGTAATGAACGTATCTATGGAGACTGCCAACAGGGTAGCATGTGGCGACATTGGTGGGAACTACTAAGATAACAGATGGTACTGGTGGTGTATCTCTTTATTACCAGAACAAATATTATCAATGCGATAGCTTGATGGCATCAATGTTTCTTGGCAACGATGACCATACGAATGCTTATTGCATAGCAGGTTGCAGGTTAAGGAACAGGGAATACCATTTGTTCGATGAGATAACTGGCAACCTGTCACCAGAACTCACCATCAGGATAAGAGAATTTCTCAAGAGGAATAGGATAGAAAGGGTGATACTCTTATGTTCTGATGAAGACTTGAGGAATAGAATGAGGAAGGAACTGGGTTGCCGTTTCATATTTGAAGAAGAGAAGAGGAGAAGGAATGCTTCTATTATTCTAAGGGAATGGTTCTCAAGAAATAAACCTGGGTCAGAAGATTCTGTGCTTAAAGTATGGGGTGATTGCAGGGAAGCAATCAAGGCTAACTACCCACCGACTCGTGAGTGCATGGTCAAGCTTCTTGATTGGTATGACAAGAGAGCAAGGGCTGTCAACAGTGTGCCACAAACATTATCAGTAAGGGCAGGTTACGGATGACAACAGCAACAGACAGTGATGTTATTGTAAGGAAATTCTCCAAGCAAGATACATACATAGATCAGATTATAATGAACCCAACTAAAAGTAAGATACAGTTGGCTCTTAAATCTGGCTATGCAACCAAGTCGATAGACAAGACTGTCGGCAGGTTAATGAAAGATAAGTCTTTCATGGCTAGGCTTGATGATAGGAAGAGGGAGATACAGGCTAGTCTTCTTGTTTCTGCCGACAAGGTAGCCGAAGAGTACGCTCGTATTGCTTTCCTTGACCCTAGTGATTACTACCAGTATACTCAAGATGGTGGAATCATGGCTAAGAATTCTGGTCAGGTAGACTTAAGACCAGTATTAGAACTGGAAGAGTCTCGGTCAGGCAAAGGATCGAATGGAAAGAACACCGTTGCCTTAAAATTCTACAACAAGATGGATGCGTTAAGAGCATTAAGGGAGATGTTCGGTTATGACAAACCTTCTAAACACGCTCACCTCATCGCAGGGAGTGGACAAGGAATTGATTCAAAGAAAATTGAGTCAGCTATCATCGGACTCCTTGGAGGAACTACACCGCCTACTGCTGCTTAAGCACTGGTCAGAACATCCAAACAATTTTATTTTTTCTGGGTATGTCAAGACTAAAGATGAGCATGATGCTGATACCCCAGTCAAAGCCTTCCCAGAAAAAGCCTACCTTAGAGAAGTAATCAATGTAGTACATACATCAGACAGGTTGTTCATACCTAAGAGCAGACAGATAAGGATGTCTTGGGTCATGGTACTCTATGCCTTATGGGTAGCCTTGTTCTTTCCGCACCAATCCATATTCATTCAGTCAAAGAAAGAGGAAGATGCTGCTGCCCTAGTGTTTGATAAGAAGATTGAAAACTCAAGGATGAGTTTCGTTTACTTTCACCTACCAGATTGGGTCAAGGAAATGGTGCCGATTGATACCAGTTATGCCAAGATAAGATTCGGCAATGGAAGTATAGTCTGGGGTATACCAGAAGGTGGGCATATTATTAGATCGCACACTGCAAGCTTGGTTATATCTGATGAGTGTGCATTCCAGCCAGAATTTGAATCAGCTTACACAGCAGCAATACCAATGGCTAAAAAGATTATAGGTTTAAGTTCAGC